AAGGCAAAAACTATCATGCACATGTTCTGGCTCTGGTTTCGCACCCCCATAAGTTTCTTCTATGTGGGTGGTGGGGACGACACTTCCAGCAGGAAATATGATTTGCTTCTCAAGCAGTTTCTTTTTCATGTTGGTATCGTGTGTGGCGATAAGGGCTTGCATTTCACTCTCGTATGTCGTCACTACTGACCTTTGGTGAGCTGTTAGGTGTTCCCATTTTGTCGTGGGGTTCATAACATTACGCTTATCAAACATTTCTGCTGAGAATTTGAGCATTAGCTCTCGTAGTTCTATGTGGTCACTCATTTCTTCTCCTTACCTTTGAGGGTGGTGGCTTCATCTTCAAAACGCATATATATTTCCCTCGCTTCCCACATAGCTTTGTGAAAGCCATCAGCAAAATCATCGGATACTGCTCTAAGGTCTTTAGCCTTGGTTATAACATCATCAGCCCGTATAGTCTCAGACTTAAAGTTTTCGTATTTCATTTCTTCCCCCATTCCTTAGTAAGTGCTGTGCGGAGTTCAGCCCTGAATTTATTTCTAAAACTTGGTTCAATACTCTTTTGTGCGAAACTACTAAATGTATCAACTGGCTCATCTTCCCCCACAATCTTCAAAGCACGTTCAAGGTAAGCTTGGTCTAGGGCTTGCTTTGCTTTAGATTGTGAGCGTTGCATATCGTGTATACTTTCCCATTCACTATTTGCTTCCTCAAAAAACGTGTCTAGTATTTCAGATGTTTTACTCATGCTACTACCTCAATTATGAACAAAAAATACAAACCGAAAACTATTAGCCCAGTTACTATAATTATTAGTATGTCTTTAATCATTACTTATCCTTCAATCTTTCTAGCAAATCTTTCCACTCAAGAAGATATGCTTTGATGTGTTGCTTAGTGGTCATTAGATGTCTCCTTTTCATTAGTTGGGGTGGTTTCCAGCAGTTCTTGGCGTATTATCTTAACCCTCCAAGTGGCTTTTGATAGATGCAGTTTACGAAGAAGCTTGTCATACCACCGTAGCCCTCTTGCGACCACAATAGCAGAGTAATCATCACCTCTAGCCATATCAACCCCTGTGAATTTCTTGTTCATAATCCCCTCCACTCATAATTAGTTAATCTCTTTCAAATCCTTGAGTGCCTTAGTAAGTTCAGGCGTAACCTCGTATTGTGTACCACCGATGTTGATACTTTCGGTTTTCTTATCTTCTGGCATACCAGTCTCTACCACGTCACCGTAAACGACATTACCCTCTAGCTTTCCGCAGGTGACGGTTGGTTCTGCGTTTTCATTCCACGGGTAAGGTGATATACCAGCAAATAGGCGAAGTTTGAACTTGAGCAGCCCCTTACAGGTAAGTTGTAGCCCGCAAGTGATACCACCTTGTATAGCCTTTATCCAGTCACCAGCCTCTATCCAGCCACCAGCCTTTATCGAGCCACCAGCCTTTATCGAGCCACCAGCCTTTATCGAGCTACCAGCCTCTATCCAGTCACCAGCCTCTATCCAGTCACCAGCCTTTATCGAGCCACCAGCCTCTATCGAGCCACCAGCCTCTATCCAGCTACCAGCCTTTATCGAGCCACCAGCCTTTATCGAGCCACCAGCCTTTATCGAGAGATATCCCGACACTTTAATACTAGATACTTTTATCCATCCCAAGTTAGCTTCAAACTCAAGGTTACCCTCAAAATCAGTTAAATCTTCTTTACCTGTGTATTGACGATACCCCCCAATTAATTCAAAATCCTTCGCTGTAAGTTTCAAAATTCTCATTACTGCACCTTTCTTAATTCATAATTAGTTATCATCATTGGTTGCCTTTAGCTTGTCTCGCTCTGATTGAAGTGCCCTCATGTCAATGCCAGTAGTCTTGGTATACTCACCGCCAGTCCACCAAAACAAATCTTCTTTATTAGCTTCTAGCCTATCTAACATGTCTAGCTGTGATTGGGTGATGAGTTCGAGCAAATCATCTGCTAGGCGTTCAACCGTTAGTGATGCAAGCTCATGCAGATGTTTCTCGCTAGGAGTAAATAGTGGGGTATATTCTGGCTGTGTCGTATTGAGTATATTCAAAATACTGTTTCGCAAATCACCCTTAATTGGTTTCGGTGGTGCTAATGATGAGAGCCTTGCTGAAAACTTTTGTACGAACTGTTCGTGCCCACCAAAGTCACTTGCAGTACTTCCATACTTCCACTCTTTTTTTATATCATCAGATAGCTCTAGGTATTCAAATATATAGTTTGGTATTTCACCAATAATACTTTTTATCTTATCTTCGCTCACAATACCCCTCCTAACTTATTTAATTCATATACACCAGTACTGTCTGGGGCAAGGTTTACCAACCCTGAGCGAAACTCTGGCGTAAATCCCCTCTCCCAGTTTGGTTTTGCAACTATGCAATCTTCCCATCTGACCTTGTACAGTTCGCACAGTTTGGCGGCGGATATGAAGTGCTTGTCACCGTCAGAGCGAGATATAACTATCCCTGGGTGTAAAACGTATTTTTTCATAATTGCCCCATTTCATACACAGTCACCATTCTAGGTTGGCAGACTATACAGTGGCTTCCGTCTCTTGACATTAGGTGGTGGCCGTTTAGTGCGTAGAAGCTACAGGTCATTTGAATATCCTCTCAAACACATCTTGTATGACGTTAGTGGTGACGGCATTACCGCACATCTTGTAGCGTTGAGTGTCTGATATTGGCTCATCACCTATTCCATACTTAGTCCAATCATCAGGGAAGGCTTGTAGGCGTTCACACTCCACAGGTGTTAATCTTCTAATCTTTGGTGAATATAACATATTATCTTTCTGGACTGCCGTAAGAGTGTTAGATAATCCATCAAAGCGTGGTTCTAATTGTTGCTCAATCTCTCCATCTTCGTTATATCGCCCACGTTGGGCTGCGATAAACGGTTGCCTATTACCACCCTGCATAGTATTGAGGGTTGGGCTTACTCCGTCTACTCCATAGACTCTATCGTTGGAGTGAGTGGGCTGGTTGAGTTGTTTTATGTCTGCAACTACACTTCGCCTACTTTTAGCCAGGGTGTTTGTACCCTTATGACAGTTAGCTTTCCAGGCATTTTGTATTCCAATCTCAAATCCTCCAATTCCGCTAAATGTTGAAAAGTACTTGAATGTTTGTTTACTCATTATCTCGCTCCGCATCTGAGTGGTCGAAATCTTCCTCTAGTGGTCGGCGGTCTATCGTAACGATAGCTCCATCTTCCGTGTATTTAATTAGATATTTCATCTCACCCCCATCGTTCTAAGTAGACGAGCTGTGCTTAGTGTGTCTATGCTGTCTAGTTTCTTCTCTATGTCCACAAGTGCCCAATCGTGCATATCTAGCTCGCTATAATGGTCGTCACATACAAACCCATATAGAAACGTACAGGCGTGTTTTGCCTTTCGCTTACATCCGTCATATTCACATTTCATTTTAGCCCCCTATGGTTACGTTACCCTTACAGTATAGCACAGAGCATGTACATATGTCAAGCCCTCTTTTTAACAAAAGCCTTCGCTGTATTGTATCTATCATCAAAGAACAGCTCGATTTCGCCACCAACCATAACCTTAGCTTCCACCTGTCTATCAGTCTCTACAGTAACAACAGCATATTGGTCGCCATCTTTATTGGTGCGTTTTTCTACGGATAGTATCTTTGTGATTTTAGCCATTAGTAGGCTCACTAAACTTTAAGATGTATTCTTTGGCGTCGTCTATTATCTCCTGCAACTCATCACGCCCGAACTTATACGTCGGATACTTTCTAGCCAAGTTCTCTAATTCTTCTGGCACTTCATCACCGTACTTCTCCGCCAATGCTAGACGGTACTTCTCATACTCACCTGAACGCATCTTGTTACATCTAAAGGAACACTGTAGGTTCACATTCTGGTCGTTGAACCTGACTATATGCTTACCCCTACTCACAAAGTGGCCGTTGTCCCAGCCCTTAGAATAGCGTACGGCCTTCGTAGGGCGGTTCTTAGCCGTTTCTGGGTCGAGATAGGCAACAACACCCGTCTTTGAGCAAGTGATACAAGTACCAGTCCAATTCTGCCCATCAAACTCACAGTCCCTTAATCGTATATACCAGCTATGCCAGTCGTCTGCCCTTTTCCGTAGCTCCGTTATTGTTTCAACCTTTGGCTTCTTACCTAGTGGGAGCTTGGCTTTCATAGCTCTGACTTCTTTTTGCTGCTTAGTTAGTTTCTTCGCCATTCTTGTTCCACCTAGCTTTAGCTGCTTTACTTGCTATTTCACTTCGTCTTTCAGGAGAGATAGATGCTGTCCTCTTACTAGGGTCGTAAGTGGTGCGAGACTTAGCTTGATTATCTTTATAGAACGCCAATAGAGCTTCCTCTGAGCCAAGCTTCTTCAACATCGTCTCTCGTATCTTCTCTGCGTGTGTCATTAGAATGGGATGCTCGCTAAGTCGATTGGCGCATCTTCATCGCTAGGTGTTTGGTCGTACTCTTGCCTAACTAGGTTGAAGAAATATCGAATATCTATGCCCGACTTGCCGTTAGATTTAACTGCGAATGTCTTATTAACTAAATCAGCTTTACCGTTCTTGAAAGTGGCTTCCAGCAGACTACCTATCTGGCCAGACCCCATATCTAACTGACCCTTATCTGTAGTGACGGGGTAGAGCTTACGGAAACCGTCCTCATACTTCTCTGAGGTGAGCATACGCTTTGCGTCATTGTCCCACTTCTTAAAGGTGTATCCGCCCACTTCACTTACGGTGAACTGACTACCTACTAGCTCTGATAATTTTACAAACTTCTTGTCCATTACTTTCTCCTTATTATCTCTTTGAATAATCTAACCATGCCGTTGCTACTCTCTAAACCATTTTCCTCAAGCACACTGGCTAACTCCTCGTCTATGCTTTGTACTTCTTTCGGGAACTCACCCGTAAAGATTGTGTCTTTCGAGCGACCCCTCTTAGATATTGTACCACCTACTTTTCCAGCTTCGTGTGGGTCTACCTTACCGTGGCCGAAGGCGTGACCTGTGCCAGCCTTGCCACCCTTAGAACCAATCCTCTTATAGAAGTCTGGGTCTTTAGTCTTGTTCGTTAGGGCTGCTTTTGCTCCCCCTGCTTTTGTTCCACTCATGCTATATTCCATTTCGTTATTATTGCGTTTACTACTGCTCTTTTACCTTTAGTGGTGCGCTGCAACTTGCGTATGTTCTTCAACATGTCCGACACCTCTATAAACTTTGCTTCTGTTGTTATTACTTTCATGTCTCTCCTTACTTAAATTCTAATGCACATTTTTTACAGTTATCGAAGTCCTTAATTGGCTCAAACTCCTGCGTCCTACTCATTGGTAAAATATATACCTCTATACCACCATTCACCTGCTTTCTACAATCCTTAATGTCATCATAGCTGAAGTACTGCCACTCTGGTTCTGAACGTGCCTTGCTGAAGTGGAGCAGATAATGTTCCGTCCCCTCAGATATGTTACGGTCATAGATGAGTACGTCTTTAGTGCTGTAGCGTGGCTCCCAAATATAGTCGCCATTCTTGGCTTTTACTATATGGTGGTCAGCATGCTTACAGAGTTTCATGGTCTTTCCATTTACCGTCAAATTGGTGAATTACTTTACCCTGGACTTTCCAGCCGTTCGCAACCATCAGCCCCTCATACACCTGTAGCTGTTTCTTCCAGTAGGGTTTGTCCTCTTTATAGGAAATCTTGTAGTCCTCTATGATACAGGTCTTGTCACCGACTATCTGTAAGCGGTCTATTGTGCCAGCTCGCTTGCTCTTGTGGTCTACCACTAGCACCTCGTACTCGGCTTTTTCGTTCTCACGACCCCGATAGAAGCTCTCTACGATGTCTTTGAGGACTAGGTGGTTAGGTGTGTGATATTCCTTGTCTAGCGTCTTAGCAAGCACCTGGTACTTCCCGTATAGCTCTAGTGCTAGGTGTACTGTTGTGCCGAAGTCTCTTGAAACCTGACCACTCAATGACCAGAGCTTAGATATATCAGCAGGGTCTACATCAAACTTAGCTGCGACCTTGCCACTCATCATTACTGAGTCAAATGGTTTCTGCTCACCTTTGGCTATCTGTGAGGCTGAGTCATAGACTCGACCTTCCCACATATAAACGTGGTTTTCCTCGTCATAGTCAATTTCCTGACCGAAGAAGTCTACCTTACGGACGAAGTTACCCGCCTTAAAAGCTATCGGCGTCTCTGCGTAGTGATTGTAAAGTCTCTCAATCTCTTGGGCTTCACTCGGCTCACCCTCTATCTCTATGAACCCGTATTGCTGGGTTGGGACGTGTGCTGTTATCTTCATCTAAAATCCCTCTGGCCTTTCTAGGTCAATCTCTGGTTGTGGCGGAAGTGCCACGTTAAAAAACAGTAAGTTGCAGTAGTCGTTAGTTGTCATCTTTTACCTCAATCTTCTTACCCATGTGGGCTATTAACTCTGACCACCTATCATTGGCGTCCACTTCCTTGAACCATACTTCTAATTTAGAAGGTGTCTCAGGTGGTGGCAAAACTACGTCTATCATTCTGGTCGTCCCCCATCATCAGGTTGATACACTAACTCATGGAATAAGTCTCTCGCAGCCTTCACCTGCTGCGCCACCATATCCATGTCATCTTCATCTAAAGCTTTTTCTATTAACTGAGCTGGTAGCGTATCTACGAAATAATCCATAAAGAACGCTGCTTCCTCTAGTAGCTCTTGGTTTGAATCTTGGCTCATGCTTTTCTCCAACTTCCACCGTAGTTATCTGATACATACTCTCCTGGCTCAAATGTCTGAGAGGTAAGAACCACAGAAAGAGCCGTCTCTAATTGCTTGTACACCATACCCATATACTCAATTAAACTATCTGGGTAGGGTTTATCTTCGTCGTCACCTTCAGGGAAACCGAGTATGTTTGCTATGTCACCATATACATTACCGTTGCCAAAAGGTCGCTTACAATCTATAGATGGTGCGCCAAACTCGCAATCTACCCAGCCCACATTGGCGTTCTTTAGAAGTTTAATGTGCGACTCTGTTAATTTGAATTTACTCATTATTGCCCCCTTATTACTTTACCCCTTAAGTATAGCACAGAGTACACATAACACAAGCGTAAAATAAAGATAATTACTAGACTTATCCACAGTCTAGCGTAGTAGTGTAAGAACCGAACGCTACGACACCACAGCTAGGGCTAGACACCCCAATAATGTATATGCTAGTATAAGAGTAACTATTTACTTTCTGTCGTGGAAATAAATAGCCAGTAAAAGAAAAGACCCCGTATCGTGGGGTCAGACGTTACTTCTGTCGTTACTTAAATAGTATCACGAGCAACACTTTTACGTCAATAGCCGAGGGAAGGGTTTTGTACACCCAATGGGCGGCTCTAAGAAACCCATTACACAGGCGAAAGCCCCACAGTACAAACAACGCTAGTCGTATGGCGGTAATACGAACTCTGCACTGCATGTGATGAACATTAACAATCATCTAGGTAAACTAATTAGCTTTTGCTCGTACTTAACATACAAACGGAGTACATTGGGGAAACCCAGACAATAGCACTCAGTCTGCATAGATTGACCGCTCCCACCTCATGCAGGTAGAGCGCAAACGTAAGGTTCCCTCTGAGCTTCAACAGCAAAAATCTGAGGGTTATTTGTCGTGACGTAGCGCACATAGTCACCTACACGCTAAGTGGTATACTGTATAAGTAACTTATTTCAACGAAAGAAACTATGAACATTCTTATCCGTCTACTAATCGCAGTAATTGTATTCTTTGTGGCACAGTGGCTCATCGCCTTCACCCCAATCACATACCCACTAAACCTCTTACTGGCTGTAGCTATCGCTGCCATTACATTTTGGCAAGCCCCTACATTCAAAGTTTAATGCTATAATAAAAGAGCAGCTCACCCTGCACCCCCACATGCTCGCCCCCTTGCGTTCTAGTGGGGATTAGCCCCCAGAAATGGGGGTTTTATGATATATATCACTTACAACCGTAAGCATTTAGGATACATTGAAACTTGATACCTGCCACCACAGGATATAGCACCTACCAACTTACATGCGAACTACCTTCACACAGTACTGGTGGATACAAACACTAAGCCCTCAACATCTTTGGGGGCTTTTTAGGTGGCGTCGCCAAGGTATAAAAAAAGAGTGCCATTTCTGACACTCTAATTCTCCACATCATCATAAGCCTACCACGTTAAAACAAGTATAGCTGTAACCAACGCCCCGTAGATTGTCAGTAGTCCAACCCGATGTTTTCTCACTAAGTAACCAATGATATACCAGCTGCCTAATTTGGTCAATGGTTCAACCTTTTCAAGTCTCGCTGCCTTTTTAACCGCCCACTTGCTAGGCTTCTTCGGGTTATCTAGTTCCATGTAGGAACTCATTACCCTGTCTTCTGCGTCTTTTGCCATTTTGTCCGCCCCCTTTAGTTTATTCATTGTACTCTATACCCTGAGCCTTGCACTTGCACGCCACTACCTTGAATAGTGATTGGCGCACTTTGTTTGAACTCCGCTTTTTGTACTGTCACTGTCGTATTATCCTCGCCACCTTGGATATATTCCACCCCTACAGGTAGCAAGAACATTACTATTGCTAATAAAATTGTCATTTACTCTCCTTAAAATGGTATTAAGTCCATACCAGCCCAAAAGCTGAGACGTATACCGTTATTTTCTTTAATTCTTACACTCCAGTATCCAAGACCTTGCGTCTCGTCCACTTCTTGTATCGTGATGTGTACCATTATTCTCCCTCTGAGCCACACAGGCTCGATTTAAGCTCTTTTATACCTACTTGTGCCTTATGACACCTCGCAACGTGCCACAAGGCTACAAGAGGCTTACTGATTGTCGTATTCTTCTTCTAGCTTTCTAATCTTTGGGCTAGTCTGGTACTTGTACACTTGGTACTCAAACCTTGTAGCCTTATCTTTTTCGCCAATATCCCTCAGCCAATTTGTAATGGTGTCGCGGGCGTCTGTTGATGTTATGCCCACCACGTCAGTCCGCACAAGCCCCTGAAATTGCTTGATGAGTTTTGTAATGTCGCTGTCTTTCATGCTTGCCCCTTGTTTACGTTACATTTGTATGATAGCACAGAGCATACGATTGTGTCAAAACATTTTACAAAAAACTGAGGTAGCTACGATTGTTGTAAGCACTCCAAGCTGTAAAATTGCCACGCTCTTTGTACAACTGATATGCAACCCTCAGATTTATTGCAGGGTCATAAAACTTCGTTACATCGCCACCAACTAGGTAAGCGTGTATATCGTTAATTTGCATTAGCCCATAATCTACTGAGCCATCTTTGTTTAGCCCCTTATTGTTTCTGTTGGGGTCGCCTCGACTCTCTGCCATGCAAATTGCGTAGGCTGTTCGTGTATCCCAGTCGTAAGACTTCACAGCGTTACAATCTTTCGGGGCGGGTTCAGCTTTCGGCTTTTCCTTTGGCTTTACTTCCGCCACCCCTGTTATTTTTTTACTTCTGTACTCTGAGCCTGTTCAACTGCACTCTGTACTTCGGCTTGACGATTGCTCTGGTAGTTCATACCACACACAAACGCCACCACTCCAGTTATTAAAACAGCTATTACAACTGTCTTTACTGTCTCTATTACTTGTTTATTCATGCTCACCCTTTCGTTAATTAGTTAAATCTCTTAACTGCTCGCCCGTAGTCTTTATCAAAGCTACTTCGTCATAATCTCGTGTAATATCTGAGTATTCTGTAGCATTGAACATCTTTTCTAGTGCCTTGTCGATAAGCTTTATTTGCTTATCTGTTAATTGTACAGTTTTCATATTATCCCCCTTAGTTAATTTTCGCCCATAACATCACTCGTAATTGTGTTATAGGTTATGCGCCCACGCCTATCCGTATTACTAACACGCTACTTCTTGAGAGCGGTTTACATAGGATTTTAACGAACAGGTGACGGCGCACACATTCTATCTATACCAGTAGGCTGACCACAAGCCATGCACTACCGAGTGCGGTTAAGTGTTCTTTTAACTGTTGAAGCCAGAGCAGCTATAGCACTTACTTGTGCGCCCACCTGCTGATATAGATTAGATACGCCACCACTATCGACAGTAGCTTATTTAATAGCCATTCTCTGTACCGTTGTAGTGGTGTATCTTACGTTTCAAATTGTTAAGTTTCGTGTGATGAGTGTCGTTGTGTCTCATCTCACTGTCAATAGTATATAGCACAGAGCATACTATTGCAATACCAATATGCATAGAATTGTAAGCTATCTTACAGAATACACTCACTTTGTAGGCCCTAACACCTTACCAACCAGCCATTGCGCCACTAACGTTTACTAAGTATAATAGGAATCAATGAAACATCTCACTGACATTACTATAGAACCCGCCACCGCCACCAAATACACTATGTCTATTCTTATACAGGATGGCGACACTACAGACGCTATAGTAATAAATGGTGATGAGATAGACAGACTAATTGACTGGGCTGAATGGAAGATAACTAACACACTCTGCGATTTCGCCCACACTAAAGATAATAAAATAGAGGACTACGAAGAAGTAGACCGAGGAGTATAACATGGCACACCCAGGCGGCCGCCCCACCCTATATAATAAAGAACTAACTAACAAAATATGTGAACAGATAGCTGATGGTAAATCTATTAGAACTATATGTAAAGCAGAAGACATGCCAGGAATGAGTACAATCTTCACATGGCTAGGAGAAAACCAAGAGTTTCAAGAGCAATACACGCGTGCGAAGAGTATGCAATCAGACGCTTTCATTGAGGACATGCTAGACAAGACAGAGAACGTATCAACAGATAAGGATAGCATCGCCAAAGCCCGGCTACAGGTTGACACCATGAAGTGGATAGCAAGCAAACTCAAGCCTAAAGTATACGGAGACAAGGTTGACGTTACCTCTAAGGACGAGAAGATACAAGTCATCCCCCTACTGGACATCCAACGCTTAAAAGACGAGGAATAATATCATATATGGTATATTGGTGGAACATTAGTGCCAGAATATACGGGATTATATAAATTAGGTACTACAAACTAACTCATGGGTGATATATGTACGCTAAAACAACCGCATTAAAGAAAATAGTAAAGATGGACAGCCGTTACCGACTCATAGCAGGCGGCACATCAGCATCCAAGACAATATCAGCCCTACAGTACCTCATAGCCCTCGCCCAAACAGATAAGAAGCCAACCCTCGCATCAGTAGTAAGTGAATCCTTCCCCCACCTACGCAGAGGCTCAATGCGTGACTTCCTCAACATAATGGGTGACCACGGCTACTTCAAAGACGATTCATGGAGTAAGACAGACTACACCTACACATTCGAGACAGGCTCAAAGATAGAGTTCTTCAGTGCCGACCAACCAGGCAAAGTCCGAGGACCGAGACGAGACAGACTATTCGTCAATGAGTTGAACAATGTAGGACAAGAAGCCTTCGAACAGCTAGCAGTCCGTACCAAAGAGTTCATCATGGCAGACTGGAACCCAGTAGCAGAGTTCTACGCTTACAATGAATACATCGGCCACAGAGATGACGTAGAGTTCTTAGTCCTTACCTACAAGGACAACGAAGCCCTAAGTCAAGAGATAGTAGGAGAGATAGAATCTCGTAGAGGTAATAAGAACTGGTGGCTCGTGTATGGTATGGGATTACTTGGTGAATCAGAGGGTAGAATCTTCACTGGCTGGAACATCATAGACGCAATCCCCCACGAAGCCAGACTAGAGAGATATGGGCTTGACTTCGGATACTCAAACGACCCCACCTCAATCGTAGCTATCTACTACTACAACGGAGGCTACATACTAGATGAGGTAGCTTACCAAAAGGGACTCTCTAACAAACAGATAGCAGACATCCTCAACAACCAACCCAGAGCCTTAGTACTCGCAGATTCAGCAGAGCCTAAGTCAATAGATGAACTCAAACTATACGGTATCAACGTACTCCCCGCCCAAAAAGGACAAGGCAGTATCAATCAGGGTATCCAGTACGTACAAGACCAGCGTATCTCTATCACTAAGCGGTCAGTCAATGGCATCAAAGAGTACAGGAACTACCTATGGGAGACAGACAAAGACGGCAACATCACTAACAACGCTATAGGTATATGGAATCACTTCATGGACGCAGTTAGGTACGGAATGGAATCACTCCGACCAAAGAAACCACATAAAAGGCAAGTGCCTAAGAAAAGGAAGCTGCATGTATAAAAAGTATATAAACTACTATAGAACCAGGCGAAGACTCTACGTCGCTTTGGGTTACCACAACGTGACAGGTGATTGTTATGTCTGGATTGACGGCAGGGTGACTGGACAACGCATTTGCAGTGGTAAGCACATACCATTAAGGAAAAGGAGGATACACTTCTTGTTGCGTAACTTAAAGCACAGCTATGCCCCAAGACTAAGAGTTAAGGTACGTACTATAAAACGGAGGCTACATGTCTGACCTCAAGCATACTAAGGTAACTGAATACTCTCAAGAACCTGACGGAGTTACTAAGATACATGCTAAGTCATACTATGAAGAACTCGCCCACGAAAAGGTAGAGTACGAGAAGAAGCTACTCACAGAACACGACACCATCCTAAAGGACTTCTTAGGTTGCTTAGACCTTGTTACTAGGCAGGAATCACCTGAAGTAGTGATAACAGTCAAGAAGGACACTCGAAGCGGTGGCTGGACTATAACGAAGCGTTGGACGATAGAAAAGAGAAGCTTTAACCACCACTAGTCTTCGCCACTAGCAATAGATAAATGGTAGTGTTATAATCAAAACAAAGTAGCGGTGCGCTTTGACGCTCTACTCCTCGGAACAGGGCAACATGGCTTTCTACGAAAAAGATGAAATCAAAGAAATCCTAGAGTCTGCAATCAGTGATGCCCGTGAGTGGCGCAGAGATTACAAAGAGTTTGAAAGACTCGCAGACAACGGACTAATTGAAGACCTTGACGAGTTTGAACCAGAAGTAAACGATGGCTCTCTAGCCTCTTCTCTATTCAAGCTCCCTAAACGAATTGTAAACTCTAACCTAACAGGCAGAGCAAAGGCTATGGACGCAGATGATGCGTGGATAACCGAACTCGCCAATATAGTATGGGAAGAGAAGATTATACCTAATGCAAACACTCAAGCCCCTTTCCATAGGAAGTGGAAGGACGCAGTACGCAAAGCAGCTATTTACGGCGGCCAACCAGTCATCACTCTATTCGTAGAGAACGGAGACTATGTAGGCTCTGACTTCATCGTGCCACAAGCTCAAGATGTCTTCCTAGAGCCAGGTAAAGTATCTGACTACGACTCTGACATTATCTTCTGGGAAGTCTACTACTCTAAGAAGCAAGTTAGAGACATGATTGAGCAAGCCAACAACAACACAGACGACTCCAAGTGGGATGTGAAACAGCTCAAGAAGATTGTTGAGATGAACGATGAACAGGAACGTGACCAAGACCGTGAACACGAAGAGCGTGACGACAAAGCCGTCAAGAAGGGCGGTATCAAGTTCTGTATCGTCTTCCAGCGTGGAGTCAACGCACCATTTTACATGTACCACAGTGGAACAGATGAAACAGTACGAGAGTGGGTGAACCCCGACCCAACAGGAGACATACCAGTCCACTACCTCTACTGTTATCAAGACTTAATCAATCCATACGGAATTGGGATAGTGAAGCTCGCAGGCGGTACGCAGAATGTGTTAGATACCATGCGCCGGGCGGATGTTCTAGCTACCCAATTAGGCCTAAGACCGCCACGCCTCATTGAAGGCAATGCGGATGACATAGATGAGGATTCTCTTGTCTATGCCGAAGATGCCAACTGGTACGTAGGAAACGCTAAGGTAACTCGTATGGAGATGGCTAACGGAATCTACGGTCAACTACCCGGTAGGATTCAGATGTACCAATCATCTCTCAACAAAGTCTTACCAATGGGCGACACTACTATTTCAGCTACAGCAGGCGACCCTATCCAATCCAAGACCCCAGCAGGTGTCAAACAAGCCAACGCTAGCCTTTCAATAGATGATGATGACTTCAAAGACAACCTATACATGACCTACGAAGCAGTAGCCAAGTCTATGATTAACACTCACTTCGCCAACATGGAAGGCAACGACCTCATGAAGCTCAGTGATGAAGACCGAGACATCCTCGTACAAGCAGGACTACCATTCCCACTTGACGAAGAAGGTAACCCAGCATCTAACGACCTTAATGTTATTTGGGATGAAGCCCGCGCCACCTTTAACTTTGAGATGGATGCAGAAGATGACAAGACTAAGGACGAAGAGAAGCGACTTGAAGGACTACTCAAAGTCCTAGAGTTTGTCGGTGCAGACCCAACAGCCGTACAAGAGATGATGATGTCAGGTAAGAAGTTCAACAAGGGCGAACTCTTAGCCACCATAGTAGGACTACTTACTGATAACAAGAAGATTATCCAAGACGCAACCCCAGAAGACGAAGCTAGTATGCAGATGCAAGGAATGGGTCAAGACCCTATGATGGGTCAACAAATGCCACAGGGTATGCCTGAACAAATGCCTCAGGGACAACCTCAAGAGATGCAAATGCCCGAGCAGATGCCACAGCAAGCTCCACAAGAACAACCCCCACAAGACCCACAAGAAGTACAGCAACTCATGCAGGAGTGGGGAGTAGATGAACCAACAGCTAACGGTATGCTTGCAGCAGTTAACGCAGGCTTCACAGCAGAGGAAGTAGTTAGTTACTTAGGAGGTCAAAGTGGCGCACAAGGATAACGTACTATACAGTGGTCAAACGAGTGTATCTCGTCGTGAGAGGCAGCAAGACAAGCGTACTGCTATAGAGACACAGAAGAACGAAGTCAGACCTTACGCTCAGTCCCTAGTTGCTCACGTAGAAGCAGAGAAGCAACGCATAGCAAGTGAAGTACTTGAGTATGTTAAATCAGACACAAGTACTGAAGACCTGAAGTCAACACTCATGGCTCTTAGGATGTACGATGGTTACCTGACGCAACTCAGTATGAAGCTGGGTGTCATCTTGCGCCACAAGCCTAAGAAGGTTGCGGAGACTGAAAATGAGTAATTGGAAGGAGGAACTAAAGCAAGACCAAGACGGTATGCCTAAAGAGCAGGTTATTGAAACTCTAAAGAAAGAAGCCGAGTATGTGCAGGACTTAGACAACTTCAAGCCAATAGCCCATAACTGGATAGATAGAGGAGTCATCATGAGCTGTGAGGGTGCAGGACACCCATTCCATCAGACATCAAGGAAAAGGTAATCGCTGCGGGTGCTGCCCAAAAAAGACAGCATCCACAGGGGCTACCTCTTTACCCCAAGGGTCATGACCTACCATAGCGGCTCGCCACCGATTAAACAACGGCTGAGAATATAAAGGAGTGACCATGGCTGTAGATGATACAACCGAGACAACTGAAGATACTGGCCTATCTGACGAAGTCGACACATCCGTAGACGATGGCAAGGATTTGGAAGAAGACGATACGTCGTTTGAAGACTTACCCGATGAAGATGACGAGGAGACGGCGGCCACCGAAACCGAGGAATCTGATGAAGCCGAAGACAAGGATGAGGAAGAGTCAACCGATACTGAGGAAGACGACGATGCTGAAGAGTCCATTGAGGACGAGGCAAAGGAAGAACCCGAAGTTGAAGAAGACAAACCAGACGAAGAAGAGAGAAAACGTCAAAATGACGAGTACGCTCGTAAGCGAATTGCAGACCGCGAAGAGAAGGAGAAAGCTAAGGCTGACTCACAATCTAAGTACCTGGAAGACGCTGAAGATGACCGTGACCTCGCGCTTCGCCAACTACAGGTAAACGCCTATAACAATCAGGTAGAGAATAATAGGAATAAACTCCAAACTAGCGTAGACAGGGCAGTAGCAGGGATTGACTTGTTCACCACTGGTACACCCGAAGCGAAAGAGGAGCTTGTTGCAGCCGTCGAAGAGTTTGAACGTGCAAACGTCCGATACGACACGAACGGCGACCCTATCCAGATTAACGGCGATTTATATGAACATTTAACTAAAAAAGCTAACTCTATACGCCGACTAATGGAATCAGGCGCAAGGACGGCAAAAACTAGCCAATCTAAAACAAAGGCTCGAACAATACCCGTTCCTTCAAAGAAACCAAAAGAACCAACGGTCGACCCCGACCTAGCAGCGTTCGATGATGAAGTAGCAAAATACTTCTAGGCGGTCGTATAGTTACCCGAAAGGGTAAGAGAGGACTATAATGGCTATTAACGCAGCAACTAAGTTTGCAGGCAAGACGAGTGAACTATTGTTCACCGCTCGACGCACCAAACTCGTAACAAACCAAGACTACTCTTGGGATGGTGTTGAGACTGTTAAGGTTTACACCCTAACTGACCCAACAATCGGCAACTACGACCCAAGTGGTGGTGCCAGCCGATACGGCAACCCAACAGAAGTAGAAGACACAGTACAGACCTTTACATTAAGTCGTGACCGTTCATGGACGAAGACTATCGACAAGAGCAACTACCAAGACACTATGATGGTTCGCAAACCAGCTAAGTACCTTGCACAAGCTACTCGAAACGTCCTTGTTCCTGAACTCGACACATACATCATTGCAGCTATCTGTACAGCAGGTGCTACCTACAACCGTGACGATGTGGTTGCAGATGCAGCTACGACTAGCACCAACGCTTACACGAACATCACCGACATGGTTGCCGACATTGTTGACAACGATGGCCCATCAGAGGGTCTAATCGGACTTGCAACCCCTGGATACGTCGCTAAGCTCAAGCAATCATCTTTGTTTGACTCAACAGACGTTGGTCTTGCAGACCGTAAGAGTGGTGTTGTTGGTACAGTAGATGGTGTCAAAATCGTTAAAGTACCTAGCTCACGCTTCCCAGCAAGCACTGACCTCGTGATTACTCACCCTATGGTTACTGTTGCACCTGAGAAGTTGATTGACTACACGCTTCACAAGAACCCTCAGGGTGTTTCTGGTGAATTGCTTGAGTACCGTCACCGATACGATGCCTTCATCGACGTTAACAAGATTAACGCCGTAGCTATTCACAAGACCGCTTAATCAGGTTTAGTCTTCTACCTAAGTTTTAATTAACAAAGGAGAAAACAATGCCCCTAACAAAAGAACAGATAATAGAGATTCAGGCAGCCGCCAAATTCAATACTGAAAAACGTATTCGAGAAGCGAAGGAAGAAAAAGACTACAAGCAGAACCTCGCAGACGAGATTGCTCGTGCAAAACTTCCTAAGCCAGCGGTTGCAGAATCTAAGAAAGGTTAATAACTAACATGGCAACAGTAGACTTAAGTGGTTTCGGCCACCAAAACGTAGTTGAAAACGCTGCTTCGACCCTTACCCTATCGCACACAGCGCATAGTGGTTTAGTCGTAAACACCACAGTTACTTCAGTGCTAACGCTACCAGCAGTCGTCGTAGGAATGATTTTCACCCTACGAGTAGGCGCACCAGGGATTACTATGACAATAAGCCCAGCAGCTCTAGACTTAATCGCAGTAGCAGGCGCAGCTAACGCAGGTGTAGGCGCAGACAACAAAGACCTCGTCTTCACGAACCAACCAGCAGGTTCATGGATTCAAATTGCTTACGCAAGTGCAACCGGATGGGCTGTTACAGCTGTATCTGGCGAATTCACAGTAGAAGGCTAATATAAATGGGAATAAATAGCACCCACTGATAGCGTAGTCAGTAGACCAGAACGCTACGGGTGCTATAATCCCACCATAAGGAAATAAATGGACTTCACAAAACTACAATCTCAAGCTAAAGAACGTGACGAAAAGATACAGGCTGGCAAGAAGACTCTTGACGCTCAAATGTCTAACATTGAGCTTCAGAGAACGATAGTCCGTTCATTTGCTTCACTCGTTGACTATCTCGATAAGAACACATCTAAAACCGAGGTCGTGAACCAGTTGAAACAAATCGGCACTCCTGATGCTCTAAAGGTTGCTAAGTCTGTAGATTCACTCCATGATACGATAAAGTCACAAAAAACAGTTGACCTCACTGAAACTATCCAAGCTCTAACTCGTGTGTTGGACAAAGAAGAGATTGACGACCCTGACTACACAGAACAGCTAAAAGAAATACTCTCGGCTATAAAAGCCCACCAGACAGTTGTAGAAGCACCAGTGGTAAATGTTCCAGCCCCAGACCTAAAACCCTTTGAGAACGGCTTAAAAAGCGTCACAGGAGCAGTCAATAAGCTAGGTGAGTCAAACATCAAGGTAACTCACACCAACGTACTAGTAGATGAGAAGTTTGACGAGTGGCGACTTGTATTAAAAGATGAAGAGCCTATTGGTATACAATACTATCTAAATGATAAGAAGGTAGCAGAATTGAAGTATAAAATTAGGGACGAAAGAATAGTAGGCGTGAAGAAAGTAGCGTTGTAATGAACATTCAAGTAGACCCCAATACTGGCTTACCAATTATAACTACGAATGAAAAGCACATCTACGGCGGTGGCTCACTCAATGGCGTCAAGAGTGTAGTAGCTGGCACTAATGTAACTGTAGATAATACTGACCCTAAAAACCCTGTAGTAAGTTCTACGGGGAGTGGTGGGACAACAGACCACGCTGCATTAAGTAACCTAGACTATGCAAGTGCAGGACACACGGGCTTCCAGCCAGCAGGCTCTTACTTAACAGATATTTCCAGCCAAGACCTATCTACAGCCGATAACACGACAAGCGCATTTATAACATCAAGTAGCTTACCAACCTCAGTAGATACACTCGGCCCATCACAAACAGGGAACAATGGTAAGTACCTAACTACAGATGGGACGAACGCTTCATGGGCTGCTCTAGCAGGCGGTGGAGATATGTCAGCCGCCACCTATGACCCTACTGCCGTGTCTGGTGATGCTTTTAGTATGGGCAACATGGCTGAAACTGCCACCAAGAAGATACTCTCTGATACAGAACGCACCGCTATCACTACTAACTCAGCTAAGGTTGGCATAACACCGACTCAGGCTAGTGATATTACAACCAACAACGCTAAACTAACAGCCGACACTACCAACGTGACCGCAGCAGGGGCTTTGATGGACTCCGAGGTGACTAACTTAGCCCAAGTGAAGGCTTTTAGTAGCGCAGATTATGCAACCGCAGCTCAAGGCTCACTAGCCGATTCAGCTCTACAGAACGTAGTAGAGGACACCACCCCACAACTAGGTGGTGCATTAGATGCACGAGGTAATAACATTATAGACCTAGCCGATGTTACATTTAAGACTGGTGTGGTTGGTGGAACAGTACGAACTGGTGTAAGTGCAGCCGATAAGTTTGAACTACAAGGTTACAAGACTGGTGTTGGTGCTGGCTACCAGAAGATGCTAGAGGTAGACGCAGGAACAAGCCCTACACTAGAGGTATTCTCCAACTCCTTTGGTATATGGGACGGCACTGATGAAACTAAACACCTTAACTTTGACGTAAGTGCTATAACAACAGGTACAAACAGAACCCTAACAATGCCTGACGCAAACGTGAACTTGGGAGATATAGCCACAAACAACGCCAAGATTTCATTCGACTCGACAAGCTCAACCAGACTAGCTAATACATCAGGAACGAACACAGGAGATAATGCAGGTGTAACATCAGTAGGTGCTACAGCCCCAGTTGCTTCAAGTGGTGGCAATACTCCAACTATATCTATGCCAGCAGCCACATCACTAGCTAATGGCTATGCAACCTCAATTCAGATAACTAAACTAGACGGTATTGCTACTGGTGCAACAGCTAACTCAACCGATGCCACTTTACTAGCAAGGGCTAACCATACTGGAACACAATTAGCCTCTACTATCTCAGACTTCTCAACTGCAACAGCAGCAACATCAGCAGTTACGGCTAACACAGCTAAGGTAACCAATGCTACTCACACAGGAGATGTTACTGGTGCAACTGCCCTAACAATCGCAAATAACGCAGTCACTAACGCTAAGATGGCTACAATGCTCACCAAGACCTATAAAGGTAATACGTCAGGTGTTACAGCAGTACCTACAGATGTTCCAGTAGCTACCCTAAAGACTGACCTTGGCTTAGTAAAAGGTGACGTAGGTCTAGGTAACGTAGACAATACCTCAGACGCTACGAAGAACTCGGCTACTGCTACACTAACGAATAAGACCTTAACTACCCCAACTATTGCTCAGATTAACAACTCAACAGCTCCAGGGGTAAAACTACAGCTTAGAACTCAGACGGATAACTCTGACACTGTGTCTTCCGCCACTACAGCAGGAGTATATGTACAGTATGGGTGGGGTCAAGTAGTCGGGAACGGCACAGCTACCATAGCGGAAACTGTAACACTCCCAACTGCTTTCACAACTCCGTTAGGCGTTCAGGTAACACTATTGGGCGCAAAAGTTGGCGTGGCTACAGATGTAACAGGACTTAACCTCAACCTTACAGGTGCTATTGGCTACACCTATGGGGCAGACTCGCTCACAACTACAAACTTCCGAGCAACACTAAATCGCAACACGGGTACGTTCGGTGCAACTGTCTACTATGGCTACGCATGGGTAGCTTGGGGGGTATAGTTTACGAGTGCTACGCCTAGTCCGACACCCCTCTCTTGTGGTATAGACATCTTGTTGATTATGTGCATATTGTGGTATTATTACACTATCAGCTAGAACTAGAGTTCTACCTCACTCAAGTTGGTACAACCAAGCTCAACTAGGTAACCGTTCCACCGTCCTAGACTTTATCAAACAGAGGGGTTGCATTAACAATTAAAAACGGTGATTGCAAAGAATACTGCTCTGTGCTATCATAGATGTATGAAGAAGTTTGTATTAGTAGCACTCATAGCCATCAGTGGCTTTGTCGGGGTTGTATCATTGGGTACAGCACCAGCTACGGTGGTTCAGAAAACCGCCCCAGATACTACAGCGTTGTTTACCTTAGTGAATGAACAGCGTGAGGATAATAGTATCGCCCCACTACTACACTCTTCTAAACTAGATGCATCAGCACAAGACAAATGCAATGACATGGTAAAGCGTGACTACTGGTCGCATGAAGACCCAGACGGTAAGATGCCTTGGGATTTAATAGTAAACCGATACGGCAACTACTCAGCAGCAGGTGAAAACCTCGCTTACGGGTTTAACACAGCAGACTACATAGTTTTCGGCTGGATGCACAGCCCAGGACACCGCGCCAATATCCTAAACGCTTCTTATAAAGAAGTTGGGTATGCTACCTGTCATTCAGACAATTACATCGGACAAGGCGAACAATATATCGTCGTCCAACACTTTGCAACACCCTTGTAAACAACAAAGATACTTAATTTTAGGAGTTTTTTATGTCAGGTTTATTTTCTAATCCTGCCGACTGGCAGATTACTGATTCATTACAAGGTCAAGAGGGTGGAATCAACCCAGTAAAGGCTGCACTCAAATATACTACCCCCATTGGTGTTCTTGATATTGCGAAAGACAGCCTTGAGTCTACTGGGTTTGGTTCACCTAATTCAACTATAGACAACCCAACTGGTACACTTCCAGCAACTACAACACAACCAAACGTAACTCAGACTAACGACTTTAGTAACCTTGGCTCTGGTGGCTACACCGGGGGAACCAGTGGTAACTCACAAGACCTAGCTTTCGTTGATTCTCAGTCTCAGCTCATAGACAGGCTTATAGCTAGCCTTACTGGTCAACGAGCCAATGGGGTAGATAACATTAACACTGGTTACCAGAGTGATGTAAATAAAGCTACTGAACAGCGTGACCGCGCCCTCAACCAGTACTCTACTCAGCGTGGCGACACCATAAACCAGAAACAGCAATCTATTGGTAAAGTCGATGACTACGCTCGACAGCTCGCAAACAGCGTTCGTCAGCGCATTGGTCTAGCCTCTGGCTCGAACTCTAGCGCATACCAGTACGCCGCCCCTAACGCTATCGCACGAGACGCAAGTGGCAAACGTAACGACGTTCTACAGAATTATGCAGTAAACCTCCGTAACCTCGACCAATCAGAGACATACGCTAAAAACGACTTTGAGAGTCTTCTACAAGACTACATGAACCAGAAACAAGACAAGATGCGCCAATTTGATACTGGTCTAACTCAACAAAGACAAGGTCTAGTCTCCCAACGTGGCGACCTAGCAGGTGAAAAGGCTCGACTAACGGGTGCTGGATATGATGGTATACGCACAGCTCAACAGCCATACCTCAACCAATACAGCCAGCTTAATGATAAGATTGGTCAGTTCTTCCAGCAGTACAAGAACCCTGTCTACCAGACTCGTGACGTAGCTACGCAGAACCCAACACTACAGGACTACACCGTAGACCAAACTGCTGTTAATGCTAACTCACAAGGCGGTGGCTCACAGTACTCACCTTACGCAAACTTCCTACAGAAGAAAAAAGACCAAAGTTACCTATAGAAAGAGGCTAGTACATGTCATGGTTAAGTGACAAGCTAAAAGAAGCTGAAGCCCAGATAAATATGCGCGACGGAGGACGAACCGCCTCCACTGTTCGAGCTAATCGGAAAACCCAACCAGCCAACACTCAAAAGGGCAATTACTATAACTTTGGTACAGCTAGTCTTACAAACAGAAACCCAAACCAAAACCCCGGCACACAAGCTAGAGTTGCTAAGGTTAAAAGTCAGCAAAGCATTGCTAACAGGGCTAGAGACTTTTTCGATGCAAACTCTGAACTAGACAAACAGAAGCGTCTAGCTGCTGGTCAGCCTAGCATGTACGCCACCCAACAAGCACAAATGGGGCTAAGGGCTAGAAACAACATAGGTGAGCAGATATTCGCCGCCCCAGTACGAGTAGCCAACACAGCTAAAGCTGGCTTTGGTGCAGCTTACGGTCTTGGCAACATCGCCAAAGAGTCTGTATTCGGCACTGATAAAAGCTATCAAGACGCAGTAAACGGTGTCGGGCAGACACTCCAAAGAGACCTAAATCCACAGGGCGGTATGCTCAACTACGGAACGATATTTGACTCGCCAGAACAAGCACGTGACATAAGTGCTGGAGACTTAGCTAAGAAGTCTCTGGGCTACGGACTTGAAACGGCATCATTCGGTGTCGGTGCGCCAGCTCTCGGTAAGGTCGCACAGACTGGGCTGAGGCAAGGACTACGCCAATTAGCCACTAAACAGGGCGCAAAGAACCTAGCAACGCTCTCTGCTGGTGGTGCTATGGGTAACGGTGGCTACGAACTAGGCTCAAACCAGAACGCCTCACTACAATCCGTAGGTACTGCTGCTGGTATGGGTGCTTTAGCTGCCCCACTTATGGGTGTCGGACTCGGTGCTGCTGGTGCTGGTCTATCAAAAGGGTTTTCATCTATTAGCAAGCCCCTTCGTACTCCTGGTCTTACTGACGAGATGTTTAATAAGCGCGTCACTCTCATGAACGCTTACACTGAGGCTCAACAAACAGGTAGGAAAGACCTAGCTAACGGAATAGCTAAACAGATAGACAACATCGACGCCACAGCTAAATCACAACTATCTATTGCTAAAGAGAAACTAGGTCTTACCCCACTTAACGAAATAGGTGCTGTAGGTAAGAATGTAAATAAGCTAGGTAAGACAGCAGGTCAAGGGGAAAACCCATACATAATACCTAAGAGCAACCCAACAGATGTTACTAAATTATCTAACAAAGACTTGCAGTATTTTGCCGAGAAAGGGCATACTTCAATCACAGATAGGTATGGAAATACTAGACAACTAACGCCAACAACATCACCAAACGCTGGTAAATTGAACGACCTTAACCCAACAGGTGGCGTATATGTTGATTACACTCCCAAAGCTAGAGCTACTATGCCTCTAGGTAGTGATATGACAACTCTAGCAAAAACATCTAAGGTATCACCAAATGAAATGGTTACTATATATAGAGGCGCACCAAGTTCTCAAAGTAAGATTGCTCCAGGAGATTTCATAACTACTAATAAAGATTTAGCAAAAAGTTATTCTGGCAATGGCAATGTGATTGAGACTAAAGTACCAGCCTCACACATACTTGATAGTAAATCGTCACCCCTAGGAGAAGAGTACATATACAGACCTACAAAGAACAAACTAGGGCTAACACCACTAGACCAAAGAGGGTCAGTCCGACTACCAGGTAAGGGGAAGCAAAGTCTTTCTGATTCATTACCTAATGATACCACAGCCCCACAAGTAGGTAAAGAGATAAAAATGAGAACCATCAAAACTGCTGATGGGAAAACTGAGCATGTTGCACAGTTGGGTAATACTCTAACTGATAGGGTTGGGCGTTCAACTGGTTTCAAGGCAACAGATACATCTCCCAATTTCAAAACTGAGGGCGAGATGAATAAATGGATAAAACAAAAGACAGATACCCCAGCCCCACAAGTAGGTAAGACAGGTAATATAATAGAACTGCAGAAAAACGCTGAAAGGGCCTACAAGCAAGCCGAACAACTAAGACAGAAATATAGTGGCAAGCCAAAAACTGCTGCTAAACTTTCACAATCTGAAAAAGCTGCGATAGACAAACAGTACAATGCCCTCAAGAAAACATACGAAGATTACTACACACAACACGGTGGATTTGAAACAGGTACAGGCACTTTAACCCTAAAAGACCAAAACGGGGTAGACCTATACAAGGGGGGTAGCCAAACCTCTAAGCCTACCCAAACAACCAAAGCACCAGCAATAAAAGCCCAGCAGCCAAAAGTAGTGCCAGAGCAAGCTGGAAATCAACCACAAATAAGAGAACTACCACCACAAGAACAGCCCCTTGCCAATCAGCCAACCAAGAAAGTTTCTTCAAGTAAAGCTCCTGTTAATACTAAAGATAATACTCCACTAGCACCCTCCAGTAAAGAATGGGGCGCTATGCTGCTACAGGCAGATAAGGAACTACCTTCGTTTAACGCTGTAGCTGCGGCTAAAGGCTCGAGTTCTGCTAAGAGACTCGCTGACGCCATAAACTCAGACAAAGCTATTACAAGGGCTGCCACTGAAGCACAGAACACTGGTAAAGAGATAAACTTCTTTGCTAAGAAAGACACCAATGGACGAAGTGTTGGGGTCGAACGCTTCAACCCTAAGCAACACCGTATAGAGGCTGGTTTCGTCGTAGATAAGGACGGTAACGTACTCGGAAACCATATTAAGGTAGATGATACTGGTATACAAATAAACGTAGGTGGCGACCTTGTAAATATGGATAGGGTTATCGGCAACCCTAAAGACTGGGGTAACAAATACCGCGTGTCTGAAACGATGAGCCGAAACATAGATGCTAACGCGCCAAACAAGCAAGTAGCTCAACAAACCAAAGACTTCGTAATTGGCGCAAAGGTAAAAGCAGAAGCTAACTACCGTACAGAACTATCCACAGAATACAAGAACCTTGGAAAGAGAATCAAAGACGTTCAAAGCGCACGACCAAAATCAGTAAGTAAAGACCAGTTCAAGGGTGACATATTTGACCTACTTGATGGGAAAAAGACAGATGCACAGATACGAGCTAGTTACGACAAGGCAACAGCAGATTCTATGCTCAAGTACAAGAAAGAAACCCGTACACTATATGACGGACTCCTCAAGAGAATAAATGCAGAGCGTGTGAAGTTTGGTCAAGCACCAATCGAGCCACGAAAGAACTACATCACTCACCTACAGGAACTCAACGGAAGCAAGTCATTTACTGGTGAAGTTTACGGCGCAGTTAAAAACAGCTTTACCGATGAGGGCGCACAACGAACTCGTGGTGGCGTACCTGGACAAATAGCAGGACGTACAGAGAACTTCCAGCCACGTTCAGCATACAACCGCTTCCTACAGCGACGTAATGGAGAGAGGGCTATCAAAGACCCATTTGTGGCAGTACAAGAGTACCTAGAACCAGCCCTGTATAACGTACACATGACCGAAGCAGCAGTACGAGCAAGGGCTGTTGAAACTGCATTTAGAACCGCTGGTGAGCTAAAAGCACTACAACCAGACCAAGTAGTTAAACAAGCCAACAGACTACTAGAGCCTTACAAGAGCAGTACTGAAAATGGTAAGTTAGTATCTGGCTTCCAAGAGTACGCCAACGCTCTATCAAAGAAAACTCAGCGATGGGACAGACAGATTATAGACGCTAGCGATGCTACGGCTATGGGGCTCAAGGGTTGGCAAAAACTACAGACTGTAGGTGGTCAAGCAACTATTCTCGGCAACGTATCTTCTACGCTAGCCCAGCCACTTAACCAAGCTATCGGTCTTGCTGACGCTGGGCCTATAAACTGGATGAAGGGTATTACCAGAACTATTGGTAGGGATAAGACTATTGACCAGTCACCATTCATTACTGCACGACGAGCCAAGGCTGTTAAGCCAATACGAGGTGCTGGGGAGAAAGCACTTGACGTTGGTGGTATACCACTCCAAAAGGTTGAGATGGCTTCCATAGAGGTTATTTGGAACTCCCAACACTCTAAGGCTGTAAAAGCGGGGCTAAAGGGCAACAAGGCTATACAACAAGCCGACTTCAACACTGAACGCCTCGTAGCAGGGCGTGGTATCGCAGACCGACCAGAGGTATATAGGAGCACCCTAACTAATGGTTTACTCCAGTACACCCTCGAAGTGAGCGCACAGAATAAAGCATTTTGGAAAGACCTTAACCCCGGCCAAAAAGCAACTTTCTTGGTAGCAGCAGCAGGAATGAACTACCTGTGGAAAAACGTGACGGGCTACAGCCCATTACCAGACTTCCTTGGTGCAGCCGTAGAAACGGGAAAAGAGTTCCAAGACCCTAAGAATGAAAAGACATCTGGCGAAAAGGCACTTGCTGGCGTACAGAGAGTAGCTGGTGAATATGTAGGCATGAACCCACTCACCTCTACTGCCGCAAACATTGCCCTCGACCAGAGTGACCGTAAAAAGCTATTTGGTAGCACGAGTGACGTTGGTAGGTTTGAGGGAACAGCAGCACCAGTCAAAGTGGTACAAAATGCCTTTGACGCTGGTAGCAACGCAATACAGGGTAACTGGAAAGCAGCACGAGACTCTGCACTTAGGACAGTACCTTACGGGAACCAAATACGTAAAACAGTGACGGGCGCAGAATCTATCGCTAAGGGATACGCTACGGACAAGGGTGGAAACCCAACATTTGCCGCCCCAACCTCAGCAGCAGAAAAAGCCCAAGCACTCTTATTTGGCCCATCTTCTACTAAGTCAGCCCAGAACTACTACAATGGTAGTCAGCGTGGTATCACAGGCGCAGCAGACGTACAGTCAATCAAGAACAGCTCTAACCCAGCGGAAACGGTTGCAAGCATACAGGAGAGGCGTGCAGCAGTTAAGAACGGCGAATCTATGTCTCCTACTGACCAAGCTCGACAAGCCTTCACTACACCACTAGGTAAAGAAATGATGGCTCTGAGCGACACAGACAAAAAGGCGTGGGCGCAGCAATCAAAAGAGAACCAAGGCATTTACACGCAGTACTCAGCTATGAAGAAAGCTCTCAACGCTAAAGACGACATAATCAAGTTACCAAGCGACCTGTCTGATTCTAGCAGGGCGTATGCAGTCAGCTTCAAGCGAAAAGAAGCAGGGTTCACGGATAACGGTAAAGCAACGTGGTACAAGCAAACGCCGAAGAAAGGCACAGAGATTCTATACAATGAAGCCTCAAAGCTACTACCTAAGGACTTCGCCCCACTACCTAAGACCAACGAAACGGTATCTAACTACATTACTTACCTAAACGCTTCTTCAAGGGCTAAAACTAACCTCGAAAAGAGCGACAAGCTAAAAGAGTTCACCCGAACGGCTTACAAGTCTACACTCAGCGACAACGCAAAACTCCTGTTCTCTAGTGGCACTTACACCAACGACCAGAAGATTGCAGCACTCCAGTCTGGGGATATAAGTAAGAAAGACTTTGAACAGGCTATCGCTATGGATAACTATCTGTACGATAAAGGTCTTAGTAGCTCACTCGCCATATCTAAGACTATTAGAAGAAAATTCGGCTATAGTACGCCTAGCTCTAAATCTAGCTCACGAAGCTCAGGTGGTGGTAAAATCTCTCAAGGTGAGTACAGCCTCTCTAAACTACTTGGTACGGTCAACAGTTCAAATAAGTCGCTCGTAGACTTGCTAGAACAAACACTTGCATGATATAATGCACTTAATTAGCGGACTGCGTTTCATCGCCTCGCCACGGAGCAGACGATGACGTTACCCGCCACTCTGAAACCAAAATGTTAGTATCAGATTTCATAACCCTAGTAAATGATTCTTTACAAGGTGAGGACGGTGATGCCCCTGCTACTGGTGTGGCTACTTGGCTCTACTGGGTCAGAACACTTAATAGGAAGAAGAACGAACTATACGAAGACGTAGTTAAGGACTGGGCTGAGACTTTCAAGCAAACCGCCCCTAACGAAGTAGGTACTGTCGCAACCGCTGGCACGACCACACTGACAGGTACAAGTACGTTCTTCACTGACTACCAAGTAGGCGATAAGATTACTGTAGATGGTGAGACAGAGCGAACCATTGATACGATTACCTCCGATACTTCATTGACTGTAACTGTTGCTTTTACGAACACCGCCTCAGCTCTTACCTTTACGAGAAAGATAATCATCGTCAGTGGGGTAGAGTCCTACAACTTAAACCGTACTTTTATGAACCTAAGTGATAAAGTTTACGTACTAGATACAAACAGTGTCCGTCGCTACATAGAAGTCATAAAAGCACCTGCTCGTAGTACCCTAAAGCGAAACGTATTCATAACTGGGCTTACTCCAAAAGTCATAAACCTAACCGACCTAGACCTAGCCGCTACTGACGCTATCGTAGGCGGTGAACTAGTAGTACCGGGCTATTACATGCCAGCAGATGTATCAGCAGCCACCGACCTCGTGCCACTCCCTGACCCGTACTGGGGTGTCGCAGCAGTCGCAGCAGACCTAGCTTTCGCTGACATTACTTACGAAGATAAAACTGAGACTCTTAACTCACGCGCTAACTATCTCTACTCTCTAATGACAAAAAACAACCGTCGAGGTACTTACGGTAACCCACGCACTGCTCCCTACAATCTAAGACGTATACGCGATACTCGGAGGTAGAAATGCCATACCAAGTAACCTCAAAAAGAAATAAACGCAAAGCCCGCAAAGATATAAATATTCACCAGAATAAGTTTCCTAAGGCATACATTTCTACTATCGCTAACTCTCGTCGCCCTACAGACTCTCTGTCAGACATGACTAATATAGAACTGGTACAGGATAGTGTGCTGCGACCGCGCCCACCACTAGTCCAATACGGAACGCAACCAGCTAACACAATCATTGGTAGGGGCAAGTACAAATACAACGGCAACCGCTACCTGATGTTTATGCAGAATGTGGCGGGAACGGGTAAAGTATATTACCAAATGGACGGCGGAGCATTTACTCTAGCAACGGGTACTAATTCCTACGACGACACCGCTTGGGCTTCTTGTGTGCAAGCTAGTGGTAGGGTATACATCTACAACGGGGTTGATAACCTAACATACGTAACGGCTTCAACTGGTGCTATTACTACTTATACAGCTCTCACAACGCCTGGTGCGCCATCAGCAACACGTTCTGGGGCTGGTACAGGGACTTTCCCCCACTTCTACAAGGTTACTGCCAATAACGAAGTAGGCGAGTCTATAGCCTCTGCTGTGAGTACAAACCACACCGACTCCACAAAACTTCGTGACGACTGGATTAGTGGCACAGATTATTTCACTATTACATGGAGTGCCGTCACCAACGCTACGAGCTATACAATCTACTACGGTACTTCGGCTGCGAACTGCAACGAACTCTACACTGTAGACGGTAATGCAACGAACACCTTTGTAGACTACGGTACAACTGCGACAAACCCATTCAAGCTCGCCCCAGAGGGCAACTCAACTCAGGGACAAATATTCACTTGGATGTACGTTGATAGTAAAAACTCTCAGATATTCGGAATAACCACAGATAACAAACTCTACTACTCAGCACCGGGTACAGGTGACTTCTCGCCGTATAATGGTGGCGGTTGGGTGGCTATCGATGAAGAGGGCGACACAACTCTTAACTATGTTGACGGGTTCCGTAACGGTAAGGGCGACCCTGTTATCACGGTTTCCGCTAGGGGAGCTGCTGGATATGGCAAGCTCTTCCACGTTTCCTTTGAGTCACTAACTATTGGCGACACAATCATCAACTACCCTAACGTCTACGAGGCTAACGGACAGTCGGGTACTTACTCTGCTCGCGCCACAATCAAGGAGAGAGACGCCCTCTGGTACCCAACAGGTCAGGACTTCAAGAGTACTGGTACTTCTCAGAACATTGTTAACATCTTAACCACTAGTTCAATCTCTCAGGCTATTATCCCAGACGTAGAGAGGATAGACCTAGCCAACTTACACAAGGCAGTCGCAGTAGCTTATAGGGACAGAATCTTCTGGTCGCTCCCAGTTGGGTCAACCGAGAACAATGAGATATGGATTCTTGACCTTTCTCGTAAAAATGCGTGGATTCTAAGATGGACGGTGGCAGCCAAAGACATGTGGCTATATGAAGACAACTCTGGGGCTACTCACCATTGCGTTTTGGTAAATAATGTGATTCTTGAATTTACCAGAGCTGGTTCGAGGACTCATCACGATAACAATGTGGCATGGCGTAGCCGAGTAGCGTACTCAGCCCTTGTATGGGATGAAGACGGGCTTTTGCTAGGGAAGATTCGCCGCCACTATCTGAAACTCCTCCAGCCTAAAGGAACAATCACAGCCAACGACACGGGACTTACTCGACAAGGTACATCTACGGCAGTCGGAAACGACTCATTTACCGTCACGACCACTTCTACTGGTATAGGACAATGGCAGTACGGTGGAGCATTTTTAGCCAAAGACGCAGCCTATAAATACGGAGATGACCCTGGTTCTATCGACTCATACGGTAAGAGTGTGGCGGTGCTTTCTATTAAGCCAAAAGGTCTACTCGCAGAAATGAGTTGGGAAGTAGTCGGGGATAGCATTGGAACAGACTACATATTAAGTTCAAGTAACGTGAAAGGATTTGCACTAGAAGACCTAGTGCTGGTAGGATAATATTATGGCAGCAACAGATTTATTTGTCGAAGTCGGCGACCCAGGAAGTGCAACCACTCTTGACGCCAACTACACGGCAGCAGACTCAACAGTAACCGTGGTTTCAACGACCAACTGGCCTAGCACCGGGAAAGCCGTTATATTTGCAATAGACGAAGCAACCGTCGTTGATGGGGTGGAAGTACAGACCGCAGGTACATATAACGAGTTTGAGGGCACGGTAGCTTCTGCGTCTTCAATATCTAACGTAGCGTGGCAACGTGGTGCAGGTGATAGAAACTACTCAGCAGGCTCACTTACGAGGGTTTACATCCCTGTTTCAGCAGAACGTGAGAACCGACTTGTAGAAGGATTTGGAACTGAGCACAACATTACAGACGGTACTCACTCGAACGTAACGGCTACAAGCGTCTCTACAGACACAATAAGCGAAGTCACAGCAGCAAATGGCGTAGCAATAGACGGCATGACAGTCAAAGACGGTGCTGTAGTAGGCGCATCTGGCAAGGGAGTTCTAAACTCTAGCCTTGGAACGGGTACGGGTGAACTAGGTGGGGCATGGCAATCATGGACACCAACTTGGGTAAACGTAACGGTTGGCAACGGTACTATTGACTATGCAAAATACTTGCAAATTGGTAAAACAGTATTCTTCAGAATTAAGTTTACTCTAGGGTCTACATCTTCTATCACTGGTTCTGTAACCCTTGGCCTACCTGTTAATGCTTCAGCCACCTACGATGATGTAAACGAAGATACCGTAGCTGGTGCTTTGCTGTGTAGAGATACAAGTTTATCAGGTCTTAATATTGGTGGGCTGAGAATAGACACTACATCTACTCACAGGGTCATACCTTTCGTGGTGAATGCAGCTTCTACCTATGCTGGCGCAGTAACGCCCAACGGGTCAATACCTTTTACATGGGCTACTGGTGACGCTATATCTATGAGCGGTTCATATGAGGCAGCTTGAGCATGAAGATTACGCTTTCAAACAATAAAGCTATGTTAGTAGACAGAAACGATTGGCGTATCTATGGTGGGCTTAGGTGGTACGGAGGCAAATATGCCTATACACAAATAGATGGCAAAACAGTTTATCTACATAGGCTAATCCTAAATACCCCTGCTGGTTTAGAGGTTGACCATATCAACGGGGATAGTCTAGACAATAGGCGTAAGAATCTTCGTGTCGTAACACGCTCACAAAATGAGATGAATAAAGCTAAGCCCGCCCACAATACCTCTGGCTATAAGGGGGTGAGTATATATAGAGCAACGGGCAAGTTTAGTGCATATATAGAAATAAACCAAAAGAAAATACACATTGGATATTTCAAAACAAGGGAAGAGGCTGCCCATGTATATAACCAGTTTGCGAGTCAATTGTTTGGAGAATACGCTAAGATAAATGAGATAGGACCAGCATAATGAATAAAGGAAAGCAACTATAGTATGTCTCCCGACGATAACTCCCAACCACCTAAAACGATGGCCGAGCTTGGCATACACTTTCACTATTTAAGAGAAGATGTGACAGAAATTAAAGGCTGGTTCGCTAAGTTTGACGAGAACATAGTCCCACGGGCAGAGTTCGACAAGTACAAAGACGGCGTAACTGAAAGGCTCGATGAACAAGACAATAAGATTTCCAAGCACTCTTGGGTTCAGATTACCCTCACAAGCGTCGCCACTCTTATAGTCACCCTCTTAGTAACCTATTTTGTAGCAGGGGTAATCGGATGAAAGCACTCATACCCGTCAGATACCTAGTCGTCGGTAAGGTGGGCTGGTGCTTGAAGTACGCACGAGATAAGTTTGGCATCCAGTCCGTCTATGGAACGGCCGCAGAAGCTAGGGCACACGTTAAATACTGGCACCCAGCAAGCGAGCCACTACCGAACGTACCCGTATTCGTACATTTTGACTGGATAGGCAACCCTGACGACCACATAGCCGTCTACGACCCAGGTAAGGGAATCTACAGCTCTCCCCTGCACTCATATCAGCTACGAGTGATAAAACCCACCGTCCAAGACCTAATAGATTATTTCAAGCAAGACAGCAACGTAGTACTCAAGTACCTCGGCTGGTCAGAAGATATAAATAACGAGCGAGTAGCTCAGGAGATAGACGAAATGATACCAGACAAAGACAACTACTACTGGCGATACGGTAAGAAACTAGCCATGCAAATTAGGGGCAGGGAATTATCAAGAAGTGAGTTCAGCAAGCACATAGCTGGGCAGACAAGCCTACGAGCGATTGAGATACTTTCAGATAACCCAGAAGCAACCAAGGCTCAGGCTTGGCAGGACTTGGGGAAGACCGCCACCAATGAGGACTGGAGCGGGCAGATAACTGACCTCAAGGTTAAACTCGCCGCCACTCAAAAGGCTGTAGACACGCTCACTGCTCAACTCTCGGTGCAATCTGGCGACACTCAACTATTAAATGGGTTCGGAAAACTATTAAATCAACTACTAGTCCGATGGGGACTGAAAGGATAGATATGCAAACAATAAAAGCACTATGGCGAGGACTACCAGACTGGCTACAGCGAGCTATACACACGTTCTGGCAGACATTTGCCTCTACGTTCGTAATAGGGCTAGTACCAATCGTGGCTGACCTCACAAGCTTCTCAGACACAAAACTGGCACTCATAGCACTAGCGACTGCATCGTTCGCCTCGGCACTCTCAGCGTTCAAAGCAGTCTTAGTAACAAGGCTCAGGGCATAAGATGGTCAGGTACCCATCTCGCAACGGTATAGCACTACCGACGAGCGAGATTGTGTTACCGACCTCAAAATACCCAGACCGACAAGGGTTCAAGAATAACCACCACCTCCAATTCGAGAAGGCTCGATACATAGGTGGTGGTGTTTTATATCTCACCCTCAGAGACTTAGACCGTCTCCAGTACCAGATACCCAAAGACGTACACAACGCAGGGAAAGACACGCTACACACTCGGTACAGCGCACCAGTGTTCCCGACCCCATCACAGGCAATAGATTGTATCCTAGAAGCCTACCAGAATGGTGAGAGCCTACGGTTCGGTAGTGCGAGAGAGCCTGAGTACGTCCCACTAACTGAGGGCCTAGTTTACACAGTCCAACACCAAAGCTTCCAAGACCTACGGAGAAGAACAGATGTCTGAACAAAATAAAATATTCCCAATACACTTCCAGCAGGAAGATGGCTCGACCATCACAGAACTCTGCACCAAAGAGAACACCTACATATTCACCCACGAAGAACAGATGTCAGGCGACCACACCTTTATAGACAAGTCCAAGGACGGGGAAACCCCAAAGGGAATAATGATTTGGCGCAGGGAGATGGTCGAAGTTGAGAGTGCCGCAAAGTACGAGAAGATAGTCCGTGAGCTGTCTAGGATAGGTTGCCTTGAGATTAGGCGTGACTTTATGACCGAGGGCGACAAGAGATTGTACCACCAGCGATTCGGTGAGTGGCCAGAGGGTAGCGAAATCATACCCGCACTAGAGCCAGACGAAGAAGCCGAAGAAGTAGAGCTACTGCCTGTACCGAACGAGTTTATAACTCCACGCCGAGAGCGACTCATTACCATAGCGAGAAGTATGTTAGATGCAGAATATGTCATGGCCCACGACTTCGAGAACAGGATAATAGGGTGATGGAATATAGACTACCAGAATATATGGGCTACCCAGAGCTAATTAGAAGGCGGGCTGAGGCTGAAACCAGAATGGAAATCGCAATAGCCGCTATAGACAGAGACGACTTGATAATACAAACAATAAACGAGGTCATAGACGAAACCCTCAACCCAAGGGGCTACGAGTCCCCAGAAAGCAATGGCGGGATATGATATGGGCAGAGCTAAATATGTGGGAGAACTCAGAGAGGACCTCATCAACCTCGACTGGACCGAGTTTCACCAGAAGCACCCCGACATCAAAAGAAATACATATAAAGGTAAGCGAAGCTACTGGGCCAAACAACTAGGACTAAACTTAAAGGAGATGCGTATGGAACGGGAAGAAGGAAAATTGACAAAAACGTGGGAAGTCTCGGCGTTCAACCGTGAGACTAACGAGTGGGAAACCACCACGAACCATGCCTACGACCACGCCATTGACCCAGAGGATATTTGGCAAGCTGAACCAGCCAACATCACCCCTAGCCGTAGGAAGCCAATACAGCGACCTGGCGTGAAAGAGGACATATTCATACTAACCGATACCCAGATAGGCTACAGAGCCATTATGAACCGTGAAACAGGTAAGAGAGAGCATGTACCACTACACGATGAACGCAAGCTACGAGTTGCCCGTAGAATAGCCTTTGACATTAGACCAACCATGATTGTAAACCTTGGCGATAACATTGACCTAGCTGAGTTCTCGCACTTCGACCCAGACTCAGACCACTTCGATAACATGACCCTTGAACACTCTCTACAGACTGTGCATGACGAGTACGCTAAATATAGGTCTGACCACCCAGACGCAGAGCTTATTGAAACATCGTCTAACCATAATGAACGGTTCAATAAGCTTATACTCAAAAAAGTTGCTGGAATGTATAACGTCCGCAGAGCTGAGAGCGATAGCAAATACCCCGTCATGTCATACGCATACATGGCTAATCTAGAACACCTAGGAGTTGAGTTTATTGAGGGCTACCCAGTAGGTACACTCATCATACCAAGGGGCGATAAAGCACCGCTGAGGTTCGCCCACAACACCGAGACGAGTAGTGGTGCATCTAGCGCAGCAAGCAAAGTGATGAAAAATCACCCAGAGACGTTTAACTTCGGTGGTCACGACCACAAAGACTCAGAAGCATGGCATACCCTAAATAACGGTGAGCAAGTTGGTACGTTTGTATTTGGAGCACTCGCTAATGCTAGAGGGCTCGTACCAGGCTACCGCAGCGCAGTCACATCTTATGGTGAGCCAGTAGACTACCAACAGAACTGGACAGCCTCAGTGGGTCGAGTAAGACTATATGAAAATGATGAGGTAGAGGTTGAAAGAATAATGATAAAGCATGATGGCACGTCCATCTATAATGGAAGGTTTTACGACGGAAATGAGAGTTAATGCAAATAAATATAACAGTGAGATAAACACCTACCGACAGGAAGATTCTATGTTCAATCACGCCCAGATAGTAGGGGACGAGAGAGTCCTATTTATGTTTGAACACTCTGCAATAACTGGCAGGGTATACAAGATGCTATTCGCTGCTGCGATGACCGAGAACTGGCACATGGACTTGAACCAACAAGAAGTGCCTGAGTACGTTGTAGAAGCATCTAACGAGCAGACGTAATTCTGCGGTACTTGTAAGTTCGCACCCACTTTTTAGGAGTGAGTTCTTCGTATTCGAGTAAAAATTTAATCATAAATAGGGTGTGTGCGGGTGGTCGATACGGCGGCACACAATTAGTATACTACTTACTATCCAAATCATTCAACTCAGGTTTATTATCTTCGTAGTACATCAGAGCAAAAGCGTTAAACACTACCGCTGCTAGATGGTCCTCCTCAGTCTCACCTTCTCGCCACGCATAGATGTGTCGCAGGAGTGAAGCGTAGGCTCTTGAGTAGGGTTGCCCCTTAGCCCAGTTGTATTCATCGTATTTGATAGCCCCCCTAGCGTATAGGTCAGCTAGTCTCTTGAGTGGGCCGACAGGGATTAGGTCGTATCTAGGTTTCCCGTCTTGCTGGTCTCTGACCATGCCTGTGTCGAACTCTTGTCGCTTGCCA